TTAGGTGATGTTTGGGAACTTGGAAAGCATAGATTAATGTGTGGAGATAGCACAAAAGAAAGTGATGTTGAAAAACTAATGAATGGAGAAAAAGCTGACATGGTATTTACTGATCCACCTTATGGAATTAATGTTGTTCAAGAAAATAAAGTTGGTGGCGATAAATCTTTTGGTTCTGTTGGTGGTGGTAAAATAGTAAAAGCTAAAACATATTCTAAAGTAATAGGAGATGAAACAACTGATACTGCTTTAAATTTTTATGAATTATGTATGAAATTAGAAATTGAAAATTTTATTATTTGGGGAGGTAATTATTTTACTGAATTTTTACCTGCTTCAAGTTGCTGGATTATATGGGACAAAGAGAATACAGGAAATTTTGCTGATGTTGAAATAGCTTGGACAAATTATAATAAAGGTGCAAAATTATATAAATGGCAGTGGAATGGTATGATAAGAAAAGGCGATACAAAAACAGAGGGTAAGACAAGAATACACCCTACACAAAAACCTGTTGGAATGTTTGAAGATATATTAAAAGATTTTACAAGCAAAGTAGTATATGATGGTTTTCTTGGTAGTGGTTCTACATTAATAGCTTGTGAAAAAACAAATAGGATATGTTATGGTATGGAATTAGATACTAAATACTGTGATGTAATTATAGAAAGGTGGGAACAGTTTACAGGACAAAAAGCAAAAAAAATATAAATTAAATTTAATAAAATGGGCAAAAAAGAACGCACACTAAAGAAAGAAACATTACTACAAGCATTAGAGAATAGCTTAGGTATAGTGTCAACAGCTTGTAATAGGACAGGCATAAGTAGAAGTAGTTTTTACAAATGGTATCACGAGGACGAAGAATTTAGAAAAAAAGTAGATGAGATAGATAACCTTAAATTAGATTTTGTAGAAAGCAAACTATTTAAGAATATAGAGAATGAGAAAGAGAAAAGTATAATATTCTACCTACAACACAAAGGACATAAGAGAGGATATATACAAAGACAGAATATTAATCTAACATCTAACGAAGAAGATATAAAAAAGATTGAAATTGAAATCATTGAATCTAAAGGGAACAGTAGTTCTACAAAAGAATCTTAATGCTAGTACAAGAATTGTAGTTAATCAGGGTGGAACAAGAAGTAGTAAGACATATAGTTTAGCTCAATTAATAATACTTAAAGCGTTACAATCAAAGGGAAAGGTATATACTATTTGTAGGAAAACATTACCTGCTCTTAAAGGTACTGCTTATAGAGATTTCTTTAATATATTAGAAAGCCACAATTTATACAATCCTGATAATCATAATAAGTCAGAATTAACTTATAAACTAAATGGAAATACAATCGAATTTTTAAGTATTGATATGAGCCAGAAAATCCGAGGTCGTAAAAGAAACATACTCTGGTTAAACGAAGCTAATGAATTTGCTTTTGAGGATTGGGTTCAGTTATCATTAAGAACCACAGAAAACATCTATTTAGACTTTAACCCCTCTGATCCTTATAGTTGGATTTATGATAATGTAATAAATAGAGATGATTGTACTTTTATTAAATCAACTTATTTAGATAATCCTTTTTTACCTGATGAAACAATAAAGGAAATAGAAAGGTTAAAACAATTAGATTCTAACTATTGGCAGATATATGGTTTAGGGGATATGGCACAGCCTACAGAAACTATATTTAGACAATTTGAGATATGTAATAATATACCAACAGAAGCTACCCTAATAGCTCTAGGGCTTGATTGGGGCTTTTCTAACGATCCAACAGCAATAGCAGAAGTATATAAGCTAAATGATGATTTATATATTAATGAATTGTTATATGCTAAAGGCTTAACAAATCAAGACATAGCAAACAAACTAAGGGAATTAGGGATAACAAGACAGACAGAAATAATAGGAGATAGTGCTGAGCCTAAATCAATAGAAGAAGTACACAGACTAGGGTTTAATATTAAAGGAGCTAAAAAAGGTGCTGATAGTATTAATATGGGGATTGATGTATTGAGAAGATATAAGATACATATAACAAAGAATAGCACAAACGCTATTAATGAATTTAAGTACTATAAATGGTTAGTAGACAAGAACGGACACGTTATAAACAAACCTGCTACAAATCAACTAGATCACCTTATAGACGCTATTAGATATGTAGCTTTAAATAAACTAACTACTAATTATAGTGGTAAGTATTATATATTATGAACAAAATAGTTAAAATTATATTTATATAAAATGGGGGAAAAAATAGAATTATTAATACCTACAGATTGGGAAGATGTATCTATAGGTATGTATCAAGATTTTATGGAGCTTCAAGAAAAAAAACTACCAGAAGATGAGATGATAGTAGGGGTAGTTTGTGTTCTTTGTAATGTTGATAAAGAAAAGTTAGTTAGGTTTAAATATAAAGACCTAAAAGATATAAGTGCAACACTTGTAAAGTTTTTAGAAAAAAAACCAGAACAAAAGAAATTAGTTAAGAAAGTAGAGTTTAAAGAAAAGAAGTATGGTTTGATACCAAATTTAAGCTCTATTAGTTTAGGTGAGTTTGTGGATATAGAAAATTACTGTAAGGATAGTCATAAGAATTTGCACAAGATAATGAGCATATTATATAGACCTATTGTAAAAGAAAAAGGAACAAGATACAGTATTGAAAATTATGATCCTGATGAATATAAAGAAGATATGTTTAAAGAATTTCCAATCTTAGTGTCTTTGTCGGCTCTGAGTTTTTTTTTTCGTTTAGGGAAAAAACTACCTCTCACTTTAAGCAGTTATTTGGTGAGGGAACAGGAGAAGAAAGTGCAGAGGCTTCGGCAATTAGTGAAAAATGGGGGTGGTACAACATAGTATTTGGATTAGCTAACGACAACATATTAAACATAGAATCAGTTACAAAATTAGAATTGTATTTAGTTTTAACTTATATGAGCTATCAACAAGACAAAATAGGAGTACAACAAAGTAATTATAATAAATTTAAAAAATGATAACATATAAAAATATAATTGATGATTTTAGTACGATAGCTACTAATCACTATTTAATTAATTCTTTTCATAGTGGATTATTAGATGAAGTAGATATTGATAAACTTGACCAATCTAATTTTCCTATTTTATATGTAGAGCCAGGCACAACAACAGCAGATACAGGTGTGTTAACTTATACTTTTACTGTATTTACTATGAATTTAATTAAAGAAGATTTAACTAATAGAGATGAGGTTTGGACGGAAATGCTACAAGTTATGCAAGATATAATAGCAGAG